AAAATACAAAATTACAAACGATATCATCTTCGATATATAGTAATAATTTAATTTCTAGTTCTTGGTCATCTAGTGTTTCTGCTTCTAATTATTTATCTGCATCATATAGTACAACATCACAATCATTATTTATTACAAATGCAAGTGCTAGTGTAGTATCGGCATCCTTATTTACTTATACAACAATTACCGCAACTTCCATTTCTGCAGATTATTTAGAAGCTTCTCAATCCATATATAATCAAATAATTCCCAATAGTGCATCAATTGCAATTATAAATTCAACAATAACAGGTATATCAGAATCATATAGTTTAATGTCATCTTCGTATTTTACATTAAATAATTCAGCATTAACAAGTTCAATAACCGACAATACTTTAAGTGCATCTTTTAATGCAATTTCACAATCATATGTTACACAATTAGAACAATCGGCATCATTATTGTTACAATCATCTTCATTAAGAAATGAAATTGATGAATTAAATGTTTTATTTAACATAGCAGTAAATAATATACCTACATCGGCATCTATATTTGCGGGAAAACAAATACCTCAATTACAAGCATCGGCTTCAATATTATCCGCATCAATTTTTACATTAAATGAAAGTAAAAATATAAAGTATTTAATTTGGCAACTAGCAGATATAAGTTCTAGTACCATTAGTGCATCATATAATGCAACATCACAATCAATTTTAAGTACAATTCAAAATGGTGGATATGATTTCCCGTTTAGTGCATCATTACAATTAAAAATAACTAAGGCAGATGAAATTGCTGCTAGTTTTAATATTGAAGCATATCCAATTTCTCAAAGTTGGGAAAATGGTACTGGTACTCGTTTTGATAAAATTACTACAAATGGTGCAACTTGGTACTATAAAAACGGAGATGATACATCTACTATTTGGAACAATACATATGTAGACGGACAAGGAGCTAGTTTTAACGCCTTCACAACCGGTTCTGATACTGGGCTTGGTGGTACATGGTTTACATCTTCGGTAGCATCACAATCGTTCCAATACACCATAGAAGATATTAATTTAGATGTTACTTCATTTGTTAAAAAATGGAATAGTGGTAGTATAGCAAATAATGGTATTATACTTAAGTTTCCAACTGATAAAGAAACCGGTTCAGTTGATTATGGCAGTATTAAAATGTTCTCAAAAGAAACTAATACAATATATCAACCTAAATTAGTTATTACTTATTTAGAAGATGATGTGGTGGGTGGAGATTTAACAACAATTACTGATTTTATTAATAGTAGTAGTTATGATGTTTCGTATAGATGTTATTCACCAAATTTAAAAACATCATATCGTCAAGGACAAAAAGTAACACTTAAAATTGATGCAAGAGAATTATATCCAGTTAAACAATTTAACACTACGTTTGCATATCAAGTAAAATACTACTTACCATCAACTGCATATTATAGTATAATTGATACTTTAACAAAAGAAACAATAATAGGATATTCAGATGCAAGTAGAGTTATACAAGGTGAATTTAATAACTTAATAAAATTAAATTTTTCAAATTGGTCAGTTGGTAGAAACTACACATTATTAGTAAAATCAATCGATGACGATAATGAAGAAATTTTTGAAATCGGTACATTTGATATTTACAAATAATGGCAATAGATAAAACATATATTAACATATCGGATAATGTTGACAACAATATAAATACAAAATTATATGTTGACCAATATAATACAGCCGAGTTAATAAAATCGGTAGATACTAAAGTTATAGAGTTAATTAAAGCATTGCCGGAAACTAATTTAGATTTAATACCAAAACCGGTTTATGATGCAGAAGTATCGCATAGTTTAGAATTAGAAAGAGAAATAAATACATTACAGATACAAGTTGATGGCCTATTATCTCAAGTTGAATCATTAAAATCGGATAGTAGTTCTTTATATATTGATAATGATAATTTAAAAGTTACAAATGCTAAATTAGAAAATACAATAGTATCTATACAACAAACAACGTTAGAATTAAGAACTAGTTTAACAACATCATTAACTAAAGCAATTAATGAAGCAACCGAAAGAACAACATTGGAAGCTGAGAATAGTGGTTTAACGGCACAAAAGAATGCATTAATTAAACAAATAGATACATTAAACAATTTATTAGCTCAGGCAAATGCAAGTTTACAAGTAGCACAACAACAATTAAGTGCAAAAGCACAGGCAATAGCAGCAGGGGGTGTTTCAACTGGTGAGTTAGCTACTATACTTTGGGAAAAAGGTGACCCCGCTAAAAACACAGAAGCTAAAGGATTGGCTTACGATATGGATTTATCAGATGGTGGTCAAAAAGTAAAAGGACCGGCGGGATACGCTAAGGCATGGAGCAGTGGATATGTTGATGTAATCGCTGGACCTAAAGATATTAAAGTAGATATTAAACAAACATTCTTTTTAGTTCCATCAACATTTACATTAAAAGCAAATTCACAAGATAGATTTAAATTTGATAAACCGAATATATATGCAGTTCCTTCACCTAAAAATAAGGGATTAAAAAATGCAGCATATGCAGCGAGTGCAATTGCAGTAGCTACGGGGGCTTATATAGCTGCAGGTGCAGTGGCATCTGCAGCTGCCGGTGCCGCATTAGTGGTGGCGGGTACTACTGCTGCACTTGGTACGGGTGCAGCAATATTGGGTGCATTAGGTCCGGTTGGTTGGGCAGCATTAGCGGCAGTTGCAATAGGTGCGGCTATATTTGGTGCAACACAAAAAAAATATACTGATTACGAAGAAACAATTACAATTACAGTAACAGATATAGATAAAGGTGGTAAAGTAGAAAGTAAAACATTCCAAGGTAAAGTTCATTCATATAACTAATAAATTATGGCAATAAACGATTTTAAAAATATTGAAAATATAAATCTTAATTTAGATGGTACTGCGCAATTAGTAGAATCCAAAGATTTAAAGATATTCAAAACAGGTGCAAAAAACATTACTGATTTTGGAATGTCAAAAAATGATGTTATTGAATTTAGAGTATATGATATTTCTAATAATTTATTGGAACAAACCGGTGGTATAAAAGTAAGATATATTCATAAAGATAATTTATCAAAATATCTTAAAAGTGATATCGATACAATAACACAAGAAAAAATATTTGATATTGATGTTGAAAAATTAATTAGAGAATCTGGATATGGAAATGGTCAGTTTAAAGTTTCTTTTAATTTTTTAAAAAACTATGTAGGAAACGAAGATAAAAAACAAAGAGTTTGGATACATGAAATTTCACCAAGTAGAAGCGAAATTAGAGTAATGCCATTATTAAGTATAGATGCTGAAAATAATAACAAAATTCAACATAGATATAATACGTTTCTAACTAAAACAAGTGAACTAAGAGAATTAGTAGATGTAATTAAAAATGCAATTGATTCGATTGAAACCCAAATTAGTGATTTAATTGATGCATATTTTGTGACTAAACATGGTAAAATTTGGTTAGATTCAATTATTAAAGAATTTAAATTTGGTAATGAACTTACATATACTAAATTTAAACAAAAAATATTTATCGATTTTAAAAAGTCAGTTAATTACCAATTAGAAGGAAAAGAATTTAATATACAATCATCTAATTATGGTAAAATATCAAATAATTCATTTGATATGGATGAGTTTTATTCTGCAGATGAAATATTAAATATGTTACATAATAGATTACATGAATCCATTGATTATAATTCAAAATCTTTAGCATTCTATGATATCCCACAAATAACAAAAGATTACACACAAACCAAAGTAGATTCTCAGTTATTACAATCATTAATTAATACAAATTACATATCAAAAAGTAATTTAACACAAAATAATAAATTAGGAGTTGTTAAACAATCAAGTGTTGTAATAAATACTACACCACCTGTTACTGCATCTGTTATAGTACCTCCGGTTCCACCACAACCAATTAAAGTTATTGAACCTACACCTATCTATGGTGGAGGAGGTGGAAGAGGTGGAGGAAGAAATCAAACAATGCCTGGTGAATTTAATTATGGTCAAGTAGATAACTCACTTTATCAAGATTATCAAAAATAAAAATTAAATAAGGATATTTATACTCAATGGGATATTTAGAAAATTTGTATTCAAAAAATATGATGGGTGGTAACTACATTCCGTTTACTTCATTAGATATTTTAAATGAAAATACCGGAGTATATGGTAATAGTGGCACTATTGGTGGTTCAACACCACCAGTGTATTCACCAAAGGTAAGAGGTAATGATATACGAATTACTTTTAAAAATTCTACCAATTTTAAAAATCAAATGACCTTCGATGTACAAGGTCAAACATATCAAGAAACAAATTCAGTTTCAATTGATTCAAATACAATAAATGATAGTTTATTAATTAAACCCACTATTAATGATGGGTATATTTCAAAAAATTATTTTGAATTTAAAAAAACAATAAATGGTATAACTTTAAACGCATATAATGAAAATGGTGATATACAATCAACAAAAGATTGCATACTACCATTGACAATTGAGTTGGGATTTGATATAGAAGCAGCTAAACCTAAACGTGATCCGGTTGTTACTAAAATTCAAAACATATCATTTGTAAGTAATTTTTTAAATGCAGATTTAATAAATGAATTAAAAATACGAGTAACATCAAATGGTGTTCAATATGATTTAACTAATTTGGGTGTTAAAAATGATATTGACATTATAGGATATACAATTGATGATGTTAAAATATTAGTATCTGGTTTAGCTAAATTTAAACCTAAAAATATTAGATGGCAATATGCTAGTAAATTTAATAGTAATAGTACATTTGATATAAATGATTTTAATATTATAGGAACTAATGGTATAGAAGTTATAATACCAGCAAATATTTTTAATAATAACATTATAGTTTTAATAGAAGTAGAACCTAATGATATCCTATATCCTAAATTAACAATTTCCGATTCATATAAAAATTTTAATGCAAAAATATTAGAATCAATATTTGATTCAAAAACAGCATCAGCTGATATTAATATTGAATTTACATTAGAAAATTCAGATTCCGTTAGAATTACCACCCCATATAAAGAATTTGTATATGATATTTCTACTAAAGCAGTTGATACTAAAAAAATTACATTAGATTTAAAAACTCATTTTTTAAATAATGAGGGTCAATTTAAAATATTATTAACACCATATTCAAATGTGTTTGGTGATGGTATTACACAACCAACTATTGTAACAATATCAAAAACATTTGATGTTCCTATTATAGATAAAATAGATTATCCTACAGTAGTAATAATACCAATTTATAGTTTTGGAGATGTTGCATTTAAAATTGAATATGAATCTAATTTAGCAACAAAAATATTAGTATATCATACCAAAGAAGATGATAATTATCTATTAGCAAATGGTGCAGCAAAAACAAGTTACAATAGTACATATAATAATTTAAAGACATTTGTAAAAAATGGTATACTTGATTTATTATTAGTACCTTACAACGGCTCCATTAAAGGTGAAATAGAAAGAATAAGTATTTCATTTGATGATCCTGGATTTTATGTTTCTACTCAAAATTTAAAAGATGAATTGTTTAATGCAATTTCATCTCAATTAAAACTTAATTTAAGCAAACCAAAATATTTAAATCATTTAGCATCATTTGATAAAGATGATAAACAAATTGTAATTTCAAATTGGGATGTTGATAATACTACGTTTACTAAATTTAAAACAGATGAATTAGGTAACCAAATTCCAGACGGTCAAATAAATAAAAGTGTTGTAATAAAATTATACGAACCATTACCTACTAATATAAATAAAAATGACACACTTTGGATTTCCGAATTAAGTGCATTACCTATTTTACAATCAGTAGTATTAAGTGGTGTAGCCGATGATATTTGTATTCCATTAAGGGCCGCTAATTTTAATATTGATATTGATTTTGTAGGCGGACAATCTACTGGATTTGAATCATATGATAATTTGATTTTAAGTGGTTCACAGACATCACAACAAATAGTAGATAAATATTTAGTAGAAAATTTTATTGATGTAAATGGTATTAATATTGATTATAGTAATTTTTCTAATTTTGTAAAATATAGTAGTGCGGTTGAAAGATTAGCAAACTTTAGATACAAAAAAGAATTAGCAGAATTGTATCAAACAAACATTGATATATTAAGTGATTCAACATCAATTACCGCTCAATTAGATTCGGTTAATATAGAAACTAAAAAAACAAATTTATTAACTGGATTAGATAGTTGGGAAACTTATTTAACACAAAGTATATTTACTGGTTCATTTATTACTTCTTTTAATTCATATGGACAACCGGAAGAATATGATTCTAATACTGCAACATTATATACCAGTTATTTAAATACAGCAGCGGAATTTGATAAAAATAATAATAATGCATTAAAAAATAACATACCACTTCATATTGTAGAAGATAATGGAAATATAGATTATCTTTTATTTTTAGACATGATTGGTAATTATTTTGATATTATTTGGTCGTATATTAAAGGAATGAGTGACCAAAAGAAAATAGCTGAAACTAATACAGATGGCATTGAAGATAAATTCTTATATCAATATTTACAATCATTTGGTTGGAATCCTAAAAATTTAAATTCAAATAAACAACTTTGGGATTATACCTTTGGTTATAATAATAGTGGTGTTACTGGTTCATTTACATCAGATGAGCATTTAGGTGAGAATATAGAATTAATCACACCGGAAAAAGCTACACATCAAGTTTGGAGAAGAATTGCTAATAACTTACCTTATTTATTAAAACATAAAGGTTCACATAGGGGTATTAAAGCTTTATTAACTTGTTATGGTATACCATCATCAAATCTTTCTATAATGGAATTTGGTGGACCTAATATTGATATAGTAGAAGATGCACCTAAGTTTATATATGAAAGTTTAACACATAATTTAGTATTTGATAATATAAGTGCGAGTTTAGAAATTCCATTTACCGGAACACCTAAACCACAATCAATTGAGTTTAAATTTAAACCAAATGAGTTTGAAAATTATATGTTACTAACGGGTAGTGGCGATTTTAAATTAGAAATAGTAAAAGATACAGCATCCTCTATTATTGGTAGTAAATATGGTTATATTAGAGTAAATGGTAGTTCGGTAGATTCTTCGTATCCATTTTATGATGGAAACTATCATAGTATATTACTTAACAAAAGTAGTAGTTCCGTTAATGTATACGCTAAAACAAATGATAAAGATAGAATAATACATAGTGGCGAATGGACAAAAAATATTACAGGTAGTAATTACGAAGCCACCTCTACATTATCATTTACAGGTTTTAAAGGGCATTTAGAAGAAATTAGATTATGGGAAACTAATTTAAGTGAAAGTGTATTTAATAATCACGTCATTATGCCGGAAGCTATTAATGGTAATCATTTACATAGTTCAACGCAAGATTTATTATTAAGATTAGATTTCGAAAGACCTCAAAATTTAGCATCTAATCGAACTATTAATAATATTGCACCTTCTTTGACTTATGTAGCAGCGGTTAGTGCAAGTGGGTTTGCAACCGCAAGTGCATATCCATTTAATTATGATGTATTAGAAAGAGAAGTAGCATTAACAATTCCTAATAGTGGAGCAAGCAGATATTATACAAATAAAGTAAGATTAGAATCACAAGAATTAGTAAATAATTTATCTCCAATAAAAAGAGCAACTAAAAAAGCATTTGAAAGTTCTACAAAAGATTCTAATAGAGTTGGTTTATTTTTCTCTCCGAATAAAGATTTAGATTTAGATATTGCAAAATCGTTAGGTGGTGAATCATTTGATGATTTTATCGGTGACCCTCAATATGAATACAATACTATAAATTATCCTGAATTAGATAATTTAAGAAATTATTATTTTGAAAGAGTGGGTGAAAGAAACTTATATGAATTTATTCGTTTAATTAAATTTTACGATAAATCATTATTTGTTAATTTAAAAGAAATGTTACCAGTAAGAGCAGTAACAACAACAGGTCTTTTAATAGCACCACATTTATTAGAACGAAACCGAATTAAAATAAATAGACCAGAAGCAACTGCTGAAAGTTTAGATGGTGTAATAACCGAAACACAAATTACTGACTTATCTTCTACGTTTGATTACAAAGAAGCTAATTTAAATTTAACTGCTTCTATTGAAAACATTAGTGGTGTAAACGAAACCTTAGATGGAACACTTATTGCATCAAATACATATAATTTTAATGCAGAAGTAGATTCAATTACTACTACAATTAATACTGATTTAGAAAATGTGGCGGATGCTTCGTATATAACATATGAAGGTGAAATTGATTTTAGATTAAAAGACCCTACCATATTAACAGAATTAGATTTAAATTATGGAAACTCTATTATTGGATTTGATAGATATAGTGATTATGGATATGGAACATATTTTAATAATGGATATGGTAAATATTTTTATGAAGAAAATGGTTCAGTAAAATCTAAAGGTATAAGAGCATTTTTAGTAACAAAACAAAATACTATTCTTACACAATTAACAGTTAATGGTGTGAGTGGTAGTGAACAAAATATAGTAACATCATCGTATTCACAAGAATTAATTGTACAAGACTTTAGTGCAAGTGTAGGCTTAAAATTAAATGGTAAAGATAAAATAGTAGCAATTACAACTGCTAGTGGATATTTACCATCACATTATATTTATAAAGGTGATAAACATAGTGGTATTGAAAATTTGTTTTATAGAGGATGTAAACAAACATCTTATATTGAAAATGGTGTAACAAGTTCTTATACAACCATAGATGGAAAATCACCGGTTGAAACATTTACAACTAACCCAACCACATTAAGAGTAACATCACAAGGTAGAAGTAATAACGAACCAATATTAGAAGTAGATTAAAAATAATGTAACAAAAAAATATTTTATATATTTATAACAGAATAATAAACAAACTATGGCATATTTAGATAACACAACAATTACAGTAGATGCTATCCTTACAAAAAAAGGTAGAGAAAAATTAGCAGCTGGTCAACCATTAAACATTTCGCAATTCGCATTGGGTGATGATGAAATTGATTACGATTTATATGATGCAGGACATCCAAAGGGGTCTGCATATTATGATTCAGCTATTTTAGCAACTCCAATTTTAGAAGCTAGTCCAGATGAAACGCAAGCATTGAAATATAAATTAGTAACATTACCAAAAGGTACAACAAAATTACCGGTAGTTTCAATTAATGCATCCACGATTTCAGCTAAAACAACAGGTGGACAATTTCCAATTACACCTTCTACATCTCCAGCAGGAAATAAAAATGGTGGTTATACCGCAGTATTAGGTAATAAAAATGCAGGTACTATCGTTGGTGAAGGATTAGCAAATGTAACAACAACCTCAACTACATTTACAAATAGTGTAACTGCAACGGCAGAGGTAGTTAAAGGTATGACATTTACTTTCATTCCTAATGGTTCATTAACTTCTACATTAACAACAACATTAACTATATTTGGTAACGAAACTGGTGGTAGTATTACTATTCCTGTAACAGTTACTTATGTAGCAGCATAAAATAATAACAAACGAATATGGCAACTTTAGGTACAAATACGGGAACACAATTAACAAACGATTTAGCAACGTATCTTAATCAACAAAAGCAAAATGCTAATGGAACATTAGATACAACTCAATTAGCAGCTATTATCAACAACTACCTTACAACAGGTGAGAAGTTAATAATGGAAACTGGAGTAACTACTAATTCCGTATATAAAACATTTAATACAACTGATATTGTTCCTGCTAAAAATGAAATTGTAACAACAGGATTATGGAGTAATGGTAATGGTAGTATTGGTACAGGATCTACTACATTAGTTACGGGTTCAAATTCTTCAGTTGCAGGAAATAGTGGTTCAAAAACAGATGAATATTATTATAATGTTTATATTACTGGTTCTACAACTCCTGAATTTGCAGTAGCTTATGGACATATTAGTGGTGCGGGTGCAATGACATTAGGAAATGATGATGATGCAACTTTACCAACAAAAGCTACATATTTTCAATATAGAGCATTATTAACTGATACTGATGAACCTAAATTCCGTTTTTATAGTGGAAGTACATTAGATGGTATGACTTCAGATGACATTTATGCTATTAATATTAGTAGAGCAAATTATAGAGAAAGAGTTGATCCAGGTAACTGGTCAATCACATTAAGTGGTAGTTGGGGTTCAAAAACTTTTATTGATGATAGTGGTGAAAAATTCAATACTACAAATGCGGGTACAAACGAATACAACATTGTTGAAGGTTCATTAAATTTAGGAACAAATTTAGGAAATTCAATTACAAATTATTCTACACCAACTGGTGGATATGGTTTTGGTAAATTCTATCCTGATTATGGTATAATGGTATTCAATCCATTAGCCTTAAGTGCAAGTGTAGGTGGGGCATTGGCAGGTACAAGTGTATCTTCTTCGTATGAATTTAAACACAAAAATTTATTTAATGCAATTAGTGGTGGTGGTGATTTTCAAGCTCGTAGAATTGAAAATGTATCAACGGCACATTATTTTGTAAGAGTTAATAATAGAGAATTTAACTTCTCAAATAATCCTACATATGTAGATGTAACCGGTTCAATGAAACAACCAACATTCCAAGTAGATCCATTAACATATATTACAACAGTTGGTTTGTATAACGATGCAAATGAAATGATTGCAGTAGCTAAAACATCTCAACCAATTGCCAAATCTTTCAGTAAAGAATTATTATTGAAAGTTAAGTTAGATTTCTAATAAAAAAGATTTGTTTGGGAGTATCGTAGGACAAAAACCAAACACATAACTTAAGAACCCAACCTTAAAAAAGTTGGGTTTTTGTTTAATAAGATATTTATAATAGATTATGTTAAAACGCATCCCAAAATCCGATATTAATTTAAGACCTTTTAAGGTGTATAAAACGTTTACTGCAACTGAAAATAGTAGTGGTAGTGGATATATTGTTTCAATTGCAGAAGATTCAACTAATTTGGGATATACTGATTCTACTATATTAGAAAAGAAAGCATTATATCATCAATTAAAAACAATGTATTACAATGGTGATAATGCATTAAATCCATTTGTATCTTTTGGAGATTTTAAACCAAAATATACACCATATATTGATGCTAAACAAAGAGTTATAAACGATAGAGCATTGGTTTTAAAAATACCACAAACAAAATTTGGAGAAGGGATTAAGAAAAATTCAATACAATTGGTATTAGAGGAAACGGATGACAATATAAATGATGATGGATTTAGTAACTTATTCTCAGATAGAAATACATATGAATTATTAGAATTTAATATACCAGAAGAAAGGATTGTATTTTTAGATGTAGAACTTGTTTCATATACTTTAAATTTATGGGCAATAGGAAGTCCGTATAGTATTGATATGAATACTGGAATTATTTATTTTGAGGATGAGGGCGATTTACCATTTACAAATTTAGTAGTTGATATTGAAAATAAAACATTAACCTTTACAGGATTAACAACGTCACTATCTAACTTGGTTATTCCAAATGTAGGTAATGTATTTTATTCGCATGGTATTATTACTCTTACAAAACAAACACAAATAGGTGCGGCCAGAGAAAATGCTTTAAATCAATATAGTTTAACTTATAAATCTACAAATACTATTTACGAAAATGAATTTTTATTAGTAGTAGGTGAAGATGAATTTAATGTATCAACAAACCCAACCACATATAGTGAATTAAATGTTGTAACGGGTTCAATAAATACAACATTTGAAGGAGTTAAAGCATGGAGAAATAGTGATAAATACCAAAGAACTACATTAAATACTCCATATGTTTCAGCAAATAATGGTGTTAGTGCAAGTGGATTTGATGTATATGAATATAGTGCATCGATAGATACAACTGGTTCTTATTTGGCACCCTATATTACAACGATTGGTTTATATGATGAGAATATGGATATGGTAGCAGTAGCTAAATTAGCAAAGCCTGTAAAATCAATGCCAGACCTTCCTGTAAACTTTTTAGTTCGATTTGACAGTTAACATATATTTATATTAAACAAAAAGGAATTTTAAAATGGCAATATTAGATTTATACAAAGCAGGTGTATTTAAATTAGGAATTAATAATTCATTTGCAGGTAGAAAGACCGCAAACCAAGCGGCTGTACAACATCCAGCAACTACTGATGTTATTAAAGGTATAACACCACAACAATTTACATTAAAGTATGAAGGTGATGCGGCTAGAGGATTTATTGCAAATAGAACAAAAGCAGATATAAATCAGTCTGATTTTAATATGTTAGATAAAACAAATACAAAGAGCGTAGGAGAATTTGACCCATTAAATACAAATAATGATTATACACTGGGTGTTGCATTTAGCGCTAGCGAAAAGAAGATAAAAGGATATAATCCTACTAAAACCTTTAATGGTGGTGCGTTAACAAATCCAAAGGGATAATGAGTAAAAAAAAGGTTACAAAAACAGGTTGGGTAGCAAAAAAGAATGGTTATAAAAGTGGATTAGAAGATACGGTTTCCCAACAAATCGAATCAATGGGTATTAAAGTAGAATATGAAACTGAAAAGGTTAATTATATTATACCTTCCTCACCTCACACATATAGTCCTGATTTTAAATTACCCAATAATATTAGGGTAGAAACAAAAGGTAGGTTTGTATTACAAGATAGAAAAAAACATCTATTAGTTAAAGAACAAAACCCTACAATAGATATTCGTTTCGTATTTACCAATTCAAAGAACAAAATAACTAAAAAATCCAAAACTACCTACGCCGATTGGTGTGAGAAGCATGGATTTAAGTATGCCGATAAGGTAATACCTGAAGAATGGTTCTCAGAATAATTTGGTAATTTGGACTATTTTCCATATCTTTGATATATGGAGATAATACAACTTTTTGATAAATACATAGGACCAAGCAAACCTCTAAAGAAAAATGAGCATGCATATCATTGTCCTTTCTGTCATCACGCTAAACCAAAACTACAAATAAACGATAAGACTTTTAAGTTTCATTGTTGGACTTGTAATGCGGGTGGTAATCTTATTTATTTAGGTAAGAGAATTGGAATGAATGATATAGACCTAAATGATTTGATAGGTCATTGTGGTATTAGTGCAGAAATAAGAAAGAAACTAAAAGATGATTGGGGTGGTTCTATTAAAGAACTGTTAGATAATATTACATCAGAAGCGGGAGAACAAGAAACCGAAAATACATCACAATTATTTTTACCACCAGAATTTAAATCAGCATTAGAATTATCAAGTAGTATATCAAATCCATTAGAAAGAAACGCAATTGCATATCTTAAACAAAGAGGTATTACTAAAAAACATATTATTAGGTATAACATCGGATTTTGTCCAAAAGGATTATATGGTGGTAGAATTATCGTTCCTTCGTATGATAGTAGAAATCAATTGAATTATTTTATAGCAAGAAGCATCTTTCCTGACGAGAAGCAAAAATATAAAAATCCTCCTGTGTCTAAAGATGTTATAGTATTTTCTAATCAAATCAATTGGAAACAACCTATTACTTTATGTGAGGGTGTATTTGATGCAATTGCTCTAAAAAGAAATGCTATTCCATTATTAGGTAAATTCGTTCAAAATACATTAATGGGGGCTATAAAAAGTACCAATCCTGAGGTCTATATTTGTTTAGATTCCGATGCTCAAGAGGATGCATTGGTATTATATAACAAAATTAAATCATATGTAAAGGTGGTGAGGAACATTAAGTTAGATGGTAAGGATGCGGGTGAAAATAACTTCCAAAATATTTTGAAATATCAGAAAAATTCCGTAACTTTAAGTTGGGAAAGCGTATTAAAAGAAAAGCTATCTAATTTCAGTAGTAGTATATTAAAATAAAATATGAGTAAATTAAAGAAAATTTATCACATTGCGGACATTCACATTAGAAATCTAAAAAGACACCAGGAATATAGAGAGGTATTTGATAGATTATTTAATGATATAAAGCAAAAGGGAACAGAAGATTCCCTTATTTATTTAGCGGGAGACTTAGCTCACGCAAAATTAGAAATGTCACCGGAGCTTCTTAACGAAATAAATTATTTTCTTAAGAAGTGCTGTGAATTATGTCCTACCATATTAATCGCTGGAAACCATGATTGTAACTTAAACAATGCTGGTAGATTGGATGTATTAACTCCAATTGTAGAAGCATTAGATTTACCTAATTTAACTTATTTAAGAAATACTCAAAGTTATACCTATGGGGGTGTAAGATTTGATACATTTTCTATTTTTGATGAAAAAGAAAATTGGGTGTTTGAACCATTAACATCAGATACTAAAAATATTGCATTGTTTCATGGACCTGTATTAGATGCAACTACGGATGTTGGTTATACAATTTCCTCTCGTCATTTTACATCAGAAATGTTTGATGGATATGATTTAGCTTTATTAGGTGATATACATAGAAGACAAACTATGATTTCTCCAAAAGGATGTAAAGTAGTTTATCCAGGTTCTTTAATACAACAGAATCATGGTGAAGCATTAGACAAACATGGATACGCTATTTGGAATATGGATGATTTATCAGTTGAATATGTAGATGTTCCAAATGATTATGGTTATTATACTTTGCATGTTGAGAATGGTGTTGTGCCTGATGTAACCGATATGCCGATTAAACCTCGTCTTAGAGTGTTTGTATCTAAAACCGATGCATCAGATATTAAGAGAGTTACTACTGAGATTAAAAAGAAATATAAAGTAGATGAGTTCACTATTACTCGTACCGACACTTTAGCTCGTTTAAGGACGGGTAATAAAGATGGTAAGTTGAATGTGGGTAATGTGAATGACCCTCAATATCAAGCCGGTCTTATTAAAGATTACTTAGGTAGAAACTATATGTTGGATAATGAGACATTAGGTAAGATTGAGGATTTGAACAATAAACTAAACAAACGATTAAATGATGATGATTTAGTTAAAAACATAGCTTGGAAACCAATTCGTTTTGAGTTTGATAATATGTTCTCTTATGGTGAGGATAATATCGTTAACTTTGAGAATATGAAAGGGTTAATGGGTGTGTTCGCTCCAAACGCTAGTGGTAAGTCCTCTCTATTCGATGCTCTTTCATTTTGTATATTTGATAAGAGTAGTAGAGCATTTAAGGCAGCTAACATTCTAAACAATCGTAAAACATCATTTAGTTGTAAGTTAGAGTTTGATATTAATGATGAGAGATTTTTCATTGAGAGAACTGCTAAAACTACAAAGAAAGGTGATGCGGTTAAGTGTGATGTAAACTTTTGGAAAATAGAGGGTGGTGAAATCGTAAACCTAAATGGTGATGAACGTAGAGGAACAGATAAAGTAATTGAAAGTTATTTAGGAAAGTATGAAGATTTTGTATTAACTGCATTATCTTTACAAGGTAACAATTCATTATTCATTGATAAATCACAATCAGAAAGAAAGGATTTATTAGCTCAGTTTATGGGTATTAATGTATTTGATAAGTTATATGATTTAGCTAGTGAAGATATTAAAGAAGTACAGGTCCTATTAAGAAACTTTAAAAGAACTGATTTTACATCTGAATTAGCAACCGCTGAAAATAAATTAGAAACCTTAAAGGATGAGTATGAGGAATTTGAAATTGAGAAAGAAGGTTATGAAGATAGACAAGATGATTTGAATGAAGAAATAACTAATCTATCAGCTCAATTAGTTCCTATTGATGGTAACTTAGATATTGCTGACTTAGAAAGTAAACAATCAACTTTACAATCTCAAATCACAGGCTCCGATGCAACTATCCAAACCAAATCTTTAAGTATTGGTAAGATAATGGATGTAATGGCTGAGTTGACAATTGCAATTGATAGTAAAAAACAATTCAATGGTATTGATATAGAAGTTGTATATTCCAACTATCAACAACAACAAAAGGATTTAATTGAAGCTACAAAAATTTATGATATTGCAAAATTACATCTAAGTTCCGCAGAAGAAACAATTAAACATTTGGATAATCATGAATATGACCCTAATTGTAAATTTTGTTGTGATAATACTTTTGTAAAAGATGCAATGAGAGTAAAAGAATTGTTACCTCAATTGAAAGAAGAACTTAAACAAGCAACAATCAATGCTACTGGTATTCAACAAACGTTAGATTCATGGGAAGGTATTGAAGAACAATATTTACAATTTGAGGATTATAAAGCTAAATTAGAAAAGGGTAAAGCCCTTCATAAAACTACTTACTTAGAATTAAGTGGAATAATTACTCAAAAAGAATTATATGAAGCACAACTAACAGCGGTAGAATTGGATATTGAAAGATACCACGCCAACGAAACTACTATTCAAAACAACGATTCTTTAGAGGAACAAATTGATATTAAGAAACAAGAGTTAGCGGGAGTTAGTAAAGACCTAAGAGAGATAGCAGCGAGATTATTAGATATGAATGGACAAATAGTTCAAACACAATCTTATATTACATCAGTTACCGATAAGATGACAGAAGCAAAAGATTTAGAAGAAAAGTTCCAAATCTACGAATACTACTTAGATGCAGTAAAAAGAGATGGTGTTTCATATGAATTGATTGCAAAGGCTCTACCTGTGATAGAAGGTGAGGTTAATAACATCTTACAACAAATTGTAGAGTTTGGTATCGTTTTTGATATGAGTGGCAAGAATGTGAACGCTAGGATTGTTTATGAGGACCAACATTGGCCATTAGAGATGTGTAGTGGTATGGAAAAGTTCGTTAGTGGATTGGCAATTAGAGTTGCACTTATTAATGTATGTAATTTACCTCGTCCGAATTTCTTAGTAATTGATGAAGGATTTGGTACATTAGATAGTGATAATTTACAATCTATCTTTATGATGTTTGATTACCTTAAAACACAATTTGATTTTATTAATATCATTTCTCACTTGGATGCAATGCGAGATATTGTAGATACATTAGTTGAGATTAAAAAAGTAGATGGGTTCTCTCAAATACAATATAAGTAATATTTATAAGTATGAATACCGAATTACATACCAAATTAATAAGTGATGGTTATCTTTCATTTGATTTAGATAATGAAACAAAGGAAAAATTAAAACCAATTGCAGATAAAATAAAACAAATAGAGTTTACAAATTTAAGACATACTGGGTGTGGTGAAAATGATAAATCATATGATTCTTTTGAAAATTTAGAAAAATTAAAAGAAGAATATGCACCATTAAAAAAATGGCAAGTTTGGTATCAAGATAATAATTTTGTATCTAAACTAACAAATGAAGAATGTATCTTTTTAAGAGAAGTATTTACTTCTATAATAGAGGATGTGTATCCATCAGATTCATACGATACTAATTTTTTTATAAATTGTACAATGTATAACAAACTATGTTATATAAATAGACATCAAGATGGTACAGGTGGCAATAGACTTACAAATATATTAATTTATTTGAATGATGATTATGTTGATGGAATGGGTGGTGAAATAATTATTAATGATAATATAAAAGTTAATCCTGAATTAGGAAAGGTAGCAATTCTTGATTTTTCACAAAACAACCCAGTACACGCTGTAACCGAAGTTTTAGATGATAATTTTAGAAGAATTACCATAATAGTTGAATTAGCACGAAATACTCAAAAATAGAATATTTATAAAAAAGAATATTCTATAATGGCAGTTGATATCAAAGTTGCACCAGATGAGAAATTAGAACTAGTACAAACTTACATTACAGATACTAGTTTAAATTCAGATTATTTTAACATAAGTGAACTTCCTGATACTTTTTCGGGAGGTAAAAACGCATTCTTAATAGCGGGTACTAATAAATTATTAGCTAATACTGAAATTAAAATTCAAATTAGAGATGCAGCCGGCAAAGTATGTTATGTAGAATATGCTAATGGTAGTCCTGAATATTACGAAGGTATTTCTAAAGTAGCTGCAGTTTATGTATATCCTACATTAACTGCATTTGGACCAGCAACTATTACCATATTAGGTCAATTAAAAGACGTTCCTCAAGAATGGAATGGATTATATAGTGTTAAGTGGGAAAAACAAATTAATATAAATCCTGCATTATCGAACACAACTAGAGTAAGATTTTATAAAAGACCTATTGTTTCAATTGTAGAACAATTATCACCTATATACGCATTTGATGCTACTGGTTCAAAAATAGCATCGTTGGTTACACAATCATTTGCAAATATTAAAGTTTCTCAATTAGATACATTTGCCGGAGATGTAAAAAGAGTAAAAGTTTATAGAACATCCGAAGGCGATATTTCGGATTATGATTTAATACAAGATATATTAGTTGAATCAAAAGAATTATTAACTACTACAACGCTTAGTGGTAGTGTAGTAGGTGACGCCGGATTGTTTACTTCGGAAACTTTACAAAAATTATGGAATACGGGTTCACTAAATACTGCATTGACAAGCAGTAAAATTGATAATGGTTTAAGTCTAAAAAATAGTGGGTATTTAAGATATACAAGTTCATTAAATTTAAATAATGGAAATACCTATGAATTAGGAATAGATGCATTTTATTCATCATCTACTGCTAGTAATATGGGGATTTACATAAGTGGTTCTCAAAATGGTGAAAAATTAATAGGTACACTAAATGGTATCGTTCCTACTAAAAATTTAACAGATCAAGTATTTGCATTTATATTAGATAAAGCAGAACCAACAGCAAGTTTATATTTATCACAATCTCAAAGTGAATGGCATGTTGGAAATATTAGTTTAAAATTATCAGAAGATAGTGCATTTTCTCCATCTGAAATTTCATTTGTTACATCAATGCCAACAGTATTGGGTAACGAAACTTACAATTTTAAATTTGAGTTTTACGATGTAAACAATAATTATGTTCCGGTAGCAGTTACACAATCCGCATTATTTACGGGCGGTAATAATAACATTGGTGGAACCTTAATTTTAATTAGTGGTTCTACATCGGCATCAAACGCATCTATATTAGCATTATCACAATCAGTAAGTGGAACAATAGGATTGGTTACGGGAAGTATATCACAATCATTTGTAACATCATCAGCATTTTCGGCATCATTACAAAGTTCATCATTATTTATAAGTTCATCTATAAGTGGTACAATATCAAATGTTAGTGCATCTTTAAGTAGTAGTGTATCATCTTCTATTTCAACCTCAGTAGCACTATCAAGTGCAAGTATAGCACTAATTAGTGCATCAACGGCAACAACCTTTACCGATGTAAATAGTAGAATATTTACCGATGCAACTGG